CCAAAATAAGGAAGTATTTGTTCAATTATTTGTAACATATCATCATTTAATTTTGTCATTATTCCAAGTTCAAAATTTAAGTTATATGGAATTGGAGAATATACTTTTTTTATGGTCTCATTTCCTGGTCCGCATGTAACAAAAGATTGAGTTTGTGGAAGTTTTCTTAATGAATCATAAGATATTCCAACCAGTTCAAACGACATTCTTGGTAATGTTATTTGAACTGGTTTGTTTAAATCTGGTACTTGTTCTATTCTTGCTAAGAATTTTTGTATTGGGCCATATGCTAATGGCACTTTTATTTTTGATACTATTTCCCCTTGATCATTAACATGATTAATACTAATGTCATTAAAAAGAGTTCCAAATGCAATGATTGTTTTTCTTATTATTTCGTGATAAAAATACTCAAACATTATTAAAAAAATCTTACGTTAATACTATTTAACCATTATGGAGTTCCAAATGGATTTAATTCACTAAAATCTATAATTGAACTACCTTCTGTTTGTATATTACTGTTTTGTGCAAATGGATCTTTCATTTCATATACAGACGCTAACTGTAATTTGTATTGTGCCTGCGACAATGACCCCATAATAATTTCACCCTGAGCAAAATCTCCAGATATATTTGATAATTCAAGTTTTCTTGTAACTGCATTCCAAGATTTTACTCTTGCTGTTGTTCCAGTTGTAGTTCCCATTACAATTTCATTGTATCTATATGTACCAATGCCTACAACATTTGGTCCACCAATAACAATTTGTGGAGTTGAAATATAATCTAATCCAGAGTTAATAATACGAATCTCACTCACAGAACCATTTGTAATAATTGACCTAGCTTGTGCTGTTACACTGGACACGCCAACAAAACTTACTGGTGGCGGAGTCACATATCCACCACCTCCATTTGTGATCGTTATTATCCCGACGATTCCATTTCCTATGGTTGCGGTTGCTGTTGCGGTCTTACTAGGAGAACCACCGTAGAAGGCCACAGAAGGGGCTACAGTGTACCCGAAACCAGGATTGGTTATCTCTACCCCCTGAACTCGATAAAGCGTTCCATCTGGCTGACATAGGTCAACAATTCCACTGATCATTGTGGCAACGCCAACTGCTGCAACTCCATTTTGGGGAGATGAGAAACCTACTATTGGGGTTCCACTATAACCTTCTCCTCTATTTGTTATTGTAACCGATCTAACTCCACCATAAACTAGACTTGTAACCGCAGTTGCAGTAGATCCAATTCCTATCATATTATAAGTTTGAATATAACCTTGGCTTTCTACGTTATCGTCAATATTACTAATTCCAGTATCAATAATTTCATCTTCATATCTAAACAATTCGCATTTTAGTACATAAACATAATTTTTCTTTAGCTGATAAAAGGGTTGCTCATGTTCTACAAATTTTATTTCAAATAATCTATCTCCCAATGGAAAATAGATTAAATCTCCTTCTTTTGGTCTGCTTGATAGCTTTACATTCGGTAAATTTTTAATTAATGGAGAAATATAATTAGAATATCTTTCTCTTGAAATAATTAAATTTAAATCAGTATAAGGCTGAACGCCAAATTTAGTAAGGAGTGTGCCAGCGCCTTCATATCCTTCATAATTTTCAATATATGCTTCTAATGGATATGCATTATTAAACTGAGACTCTATAACTTCTTTTATTATGGTTTTCTGGGTGATATATTGTCTAGGTATATAATGTACATCCACTCCATACATTTTTATGGATTCATTTATTAGATCTTGTAGTAATCCTTGTTCCGTTTGGGAACCGTTGAGAAAGAATGGGTTTAACATACTATTTAAATTCTTTTGAAGGTATAACCACGATGTCTTTTTTGTCCTCTACCATTCAAACATTTAGTTACAGCAGAAGGATCTCCATTTATATATTTTGCACATTCTTTAATAGAATCAAATTTTATATTAAGTTCAATGATAACTACATGACATGTTGGCAAGTTGTTTCCCTTTCCTTTTTTGGAATTAGAAATTTTTTTACCTCTCTCTAATTTTTGTTCTGGTGTAGCAGTATCCCACCACATTTTGAGTGCTTTTTTATGATTTTTATTATTTTTTCTTAAAATGGGTGGATTTTCTCCACCGTCTGTACGATTATATAAAATTCCAGTTTCAATATCTTTACGTCCCCATTTTGAAATTAATTTTTTTTCGAGCGTACATGCCTCCTCATTTGTCAAATTTTGTTCAATTTTTACTCTTCTTTCTAGTGGAGGAAGTGAAATTCCTGGATGTCTTTTGGAATGAATCCTATCAATTCCATTTATTGCCAAACATCCCTTACCAATATAATAAGGAGTACCATCTTCTCTAAGATATGCATAAGTATAAAAACGACGATCTTCCATGATTTTCTTCACCCAACAAAATCTAACGGTGGAAGTTCATATGTGCTAGACATTTTTTCCATAATAATGTCTATTTCTCGTTGAGCATCATCATAAAGTGGTCTTCCATCAATCTCAACTCCACCTGGTAATTTCATTCCTCTGAATTTTGCACTCAAATTTAATCCCCACTGTCTTTTTATAAGTGCAGTTAAATATTGTTTTAGGAATGAATCATTCCAAACTTTTGTTGATTCGGTTGGATCTAATGCTCTCCAACAATCTATAACCAGATATTGTCCCGGTATCATTGCTGACCAATCTACATCAAGATATAATTTATCTTCTCTCTTATTAAATCTAATTTGTTTCTGGGTAGTTAACAAAAAGTCTAATTGCTCTAGGTAAGTTTTTACCATAGAATAAGTTAATAGCTCTACTGATCCCCAATAATAAACATCATTCAAAAATAATTGATATTTTATGCTAAACATTCCGCTAGCAATGCTATTCGAGCCTTCGAAAGAAAATATTTTATTAACTCCAATTACATAATCTGGAATTCGAATATAATTTGCTGCTTCAGTGTAAACATATGTTTTATCTGGTCCAACTACAGAGGTACTGGCAATACCAACGTTTCCTCTGCCTCTATCAATATCTTGCTGGGTTATTTGATATTTTAAAAATGTTTGAGCAACACCATCAAAGTGCCTTTCTTGGAAAAATTGAAGTGCATCGTCAACTAGATCCTCAATTTGCTCTTGAGCTACATTAACTTCTAGTACAGGATGTCCAAGTTTTCTTAGACAATAATCTATTAATTGCTGTCTATTTGCTGGTTTTGCCATTTTAATGAAGATAAGATTTCTTGTTGTTTCAGATATAATTTTACATATGATTTACTCATATTTTGTAAAATATTTACATCATTTATACTATCTATATCTCTAGATATTTTTTCATATTCAAATAATTTATTGATGTTATCTAGAGTTATATTATCTGGATTCATTTAGTTAAATTTAATAGTAAATGTTTAATTTCATCCAAATCAAGTCTGAGTGACGATAATTGGTTTTCAATTACAGTTATTCTTTCTTTGTCACATTTTCTTGCCTGTCTTTGGGCAATATATGCTTCATATTCTGATATATTCTTGTTTATTATATTATTTGAATCTGTATCTCGATATAATCCAGATTCTCCTTCTACTGGAATAAGCATTTTATGCAAGTGCGATTACTCGAATGTCATTAATAATGGGAACATATGCTTGATTTGTAGATGTCATGACTAATTTAATTCTATAGTTTGTAAATGATGGCAAATTATCCACCATAAATTCATATTCAGTAAACAAATCTAAACCTGGTTCATGTTGATATTTATCATTGAATGTTGGCTTTTTATTTAATGTTCCATCATTTTTACTTATATCAATGGTAGCACCACTTGCTGTAATATTATTATATCCTGGGAATGGAATAAAAATAACGTTTTTATTTTCAGTTGGTGCATTTTCAATGTAGTAAAATGCTCTAATATCATTGTATTTATTGATATAACCAGTTATAAGCATCTTAATTGATGTTGCTGGTGTTTCCAATCCAATATTTGTTGTGGTATAAGTAAATGCATTTGGATCATTATAAAATTCATTTGATCTATCATCAGTAATATAATCTGTAATTGGAGAATTTACTCTATTTGTAGTCAAAATAGCACTTACTTTATCAGTATAAATGCATGGTGAGATATTAGAATCATTAGTTAACAAGTCAAAATTCATAGTAAAGGATTTATAGCCAGGTAAATTGGTCAATAGATTGCTTTCATTTACACTGGATGCGACCAATCTTGGAGTACTAAAATAATTTTTTTGATTTAAAATAATACTCTGGAATCCTTGGTCCACAAATGGAGTTTCTGATCCATCTAAACTTGCTGCGCTTGTTGTTCTGATCGATGAATCTATTACTGTACCAGTTGGTACAATTGTACCTACATTTGGAGTTAGTAATTCAAATGGAACATTATAAGATGAAATTACGTTAGATCCGCCTGCTTGCTTTGTTTTATTGAAATATAATTTTGGTGAAGTTGTGGCTCTATTTGCACAATATAATAAGCTGTTGACAGTCTTTTCGCTTGTGTCTATGTTAATTGTATAATAATCAAAACCAATTGGATCAGATACAGTATGGGTAGTATTGATCCTCAGTAGAGAAACTCCATCTAGCTCATATTTTTTGATGATTGAATTTAATGGATGTGATGCCACAGTTGTTCCATTTATTCCTCTGGTTATATTACTTAATAATCCAGAAGTTACTGTAGTATATCTTATAATTTCATCTCCGATTAAAATATAGCCTGGATTTGTGCCACTTACTGGCAACCCTTCAAATAAATCAAACTCAGAAGTGACTTCTACGGGAACAGTACTTGAAGAAGTAGTTAATGCAGTTGTTAACTTTATTGTATTTGTGTCTGGAACTATACCCTTCAATTCAACTTTATTTACATTGGAATACATTCCATGGTTTTTAATATTAACTTTTGCCGATAATCCAGAATTTAATACTTCTGGTTGGGAAGAAATAAGTAAATTTCCACCAACATTGAAGTTAACATCGGTAGTAATACCGGAAGACTTCACATACTGCAATTTGTTTACTGTATCGAATTCGCCTTGAACTTGATCTAAGATTAATTGATTAACTGCTGTTATATTTGATACCGATAATTGCAAATTCTGCCCCAAGGTAGATGTACCAAGTGTACTTACAGTTAAGATATCACCAACTGAATATCCAGTTCCGCCATTGTATATTGTTGCCCCAATTGATGGAACTGATCCGTTTGTTATTGAAATGTTAGCAGTTGCACCATTACCAGTTCCTGTGACATTGATAAGAGGAACATTGTTAAATGTATAAGATCCAGAAGAAGGAGTATATCCAATTCCAGAATTTACTATAGATAGGTTTCCAGTCGCAATTCCTGCTGTACCAACTAAGTTTGCGCTATTTGTAACATTTGCTTGTTTTATTGTATAACCAAGAGAAGTTGAGGTTAACTCATTATCGTTTAGTGTCGATCCAAGGCCAACTCTAATCTTTTTGGATGTAATTTCTACTGGATTTACTCCTAATTTTCCATATGAATCTGGAAGTTTTGGATTAAAAAATTGTACTGATCCAGAGTTTACAAAAGTTGCTTTGTATAAAGTGAATTTTAGGTCTTCATATTGACTTGGATCCCATGTTGATCCGTTTTGTGATTTAAATAATGAGCCAAGAGTATTTTGTGTACTAACAAGAACTTGCCCAGATTCTAAAGTAGAATCAGTTACATTTACTTCACCCATTCTGGATATCCAGACTGTATATTCAGTTGAATCTGATAATAATACTATTGCATATTCTTTATTTGTATTTAAATAAATTGGGGCATCAAAAATAAATGTAGTTGCAACGGAAGCAAACTCAGATATATTTACTTTATCTGGTGTCAATTCTACTTCAGAGAATGGTAATATTGTGGTAGTTGGTAGACCAAGCTCCATTTCTCTAATCTGACATATCACAGAATGATTAGCTCCCTTTGTTCTGAAGTAAACATCAAGTTTGGTTACAAATACACCATTGGGATATTCAGATGAAATTATAAATGACTGTGCCAGCGGATCTCTTCTAGGTGGTGGTAGTGTTACTGTACTTGTTAATGTTTGTGTATCTTGTACAGTAATGGTTTCTATTTTTGCACTTTTAACTGATAATGTTGTGTTTTGTACATTATCTTGTTCGCCTTGGGAATAAAAAATATCCTCGGCTGATGTTGTTACTACGCCCTCTATTTTTGAATTTGTCTCACTACTTGTTAATCTAAATGTATTTTTTCCAGTTTCAAATTGTGGAGTAGATGGTAAATTTCCGTTTGGAATGAAAAATGATCCAATAATAGTACCATATTGATCGGAGATTAATCTAACATTAGTTACAGTTGCGACTGCACCACTAGTCAATCCTCTTAGTGTCATTCCAGTTATCGCATATCCAGTGAAGATATCCTGAACTTCATTTGAAAGTCCAAAAATATCAACATTAAGTATAGTAGATGACTGTGAATATGCACTTGGTATAGTTACAGTTCTATCATATGGACTCATAGTATAAACATCAGTTGGTGAATTATATGAACCATATTTGTGGTTTGAATTTGCAACTCTAAATGTTATTTTTTGATCTTGTATATTTAAATAATTTGAGTCCACTGTTTGATTGTTTAATATAGCTCCAACTACGGTCTCACCAACTTGGAATGTTCCAGATACCATGGAAATTTCCAATAATTTTGGTACACAATAATTGGTAACATTTATACCATCAAAGAAAGAATATACTCTGGTGTATGGTTTAATTGCTTTTCCAGTAAATGTAATATTTCTGGATCTCATGTAAGTAATTAGATTTCTACTTACAATTCTATCACCAAGAGACTGATTGCTTATTTGTTCGGTTATTATTTGCTGTGTTCCTGTTCTTGTTTGTGAGGTTCTAGTTGTAGTGGTTCCCCACATTGAACTTGAAACTACTCCGGTTGTTACCCAAGAGTTCCAAATGGTTGGAGCCAATCCCTGTCTTGTTCCATCGGCAAGAGTTGTAGTGCTTGCTCCCAATGCAGTAGATAACGATTCAAATGAACTAAGCGTAGAATTAATTGTCAAAGGAGCTAATCTTACTGTATCTACCCAAACATCAACTGAAGGAGTCAATTCAATTGTTCCTTGCCAGAATTTCACCAAATATGGAGTGACATTTTCTACTCTAGTTGCAAATGGTTGTGTTATGAGAGAGCTTTCGGTATAATTTAAAGTAACCAGACTATTAGTTTTTTTAATATTTGTACCCAAGATATTTTCTGGATATTGATAATCTTGAATTTGAGTATTAAACCCAAGAGTCGCATCAGTTCCAATATCTAAGGTAATACTAGTTGTATGATGTGAAGGTCGTAATTGATTTACATTCTCATCAATACTATTTTTTACTCCAGTTGTATAATCTTGAACTTTATTTTCAGTAAAATTGTCAACAAAGAATCCAGACTTGAATCTATTTAATCCGTTTGTATCCAAAACTGTTAAGTTTGAAGTATTAGATTCTTTAATTGACAGTGTTGTATAATATTCTAGATTTTTAATTCTATTTTCTAGATTAAAAATATCACTCATTTGATATCTTTTATGTTGAATTGCATCAATTTTTATATCATTTACATCATAAACATAAGCTGGAAGATACACATTAGCTATATTTAAACTATCTGAAATTTCCTCTGGTAATTTTGCATTTTCTTCTGATACGCCAGTTTTTACTTGGAATATTCCATTTTTATTTAAATAAACTCTATCGATTCTTGGTAAATAATATTCAAATGAAATGCTAATAGATTCATCTGGGGTTATAATTTGTTTTGAACTACTATAAGCAAAGGTTCTCCCCAAAAATTCAAGTGGTGATCTTGAATTTACTGTAGGTGTAAATGATGATACTATTAATCTATAATCTATAATATCAGAAGTTTTATATGTTGAAACTGTTGGTATTTCGTTAGAATAATTAAAATTAGAGTACGAATCTATAGTTGTTATGTCCCCAGTATCTGAAGTATTATAATAACCTCTTGCAAATACAACTTTTACTTTATTTTTTGGTGCAATAACTCCATCTTTTTTTATAATTTTTCCATAATCATAGTATGAAAGTTTTTGTCCATTTGTAAATGTATAGTTTGATGTTATATTTTTACTTCCAGCATTGAAAGCAGTAAATTTACCGCTAATTCCAGATTGCCTGAATGTCACCGTTTCATCAATTTGAAATCCTATTTCATTTAAATATACAAATCCTATTCTTGTGCTTGAAGTTGCTTCCAAATAGATTCCAACTGCTCCACTGGTAGATCCAACAAACTCCTCACCTACAATTAGATCTGCGGTAGTTGTTGTTGGTCCATTCATTGCTGATACATAAAAACTAGGAGTAGTTGGGTCATTCATGTCATTTGACTCAAATATCCCATGAATTTTTATTATATCTGGATAATTTAGGCATATTTCATCATCTTGAATTCTTGTTCCATATGGATAATTTCCATATGTCAATCCATCTTGTATGGATGTCTGCCCAATTCCAGAGTATGAATATTTGGATTTATTAACAACTATTGACTCTACAATTTTTTTATTTTTTACTTTTTGTTTTACGTTTGATTTTCTTAAAGTACAGACCAATTTGCAAGTTGCATCATTTGTTGCGCCCAATCCAATAATTTTTAGATTTTTACTTCCATTTGTAAAATTAAATTTATCTGAACTTAATGGCTCTATAATTCCAGTTGATCTGATTAAAATATACCTTTCTTCATCAAATGGAAGGAATACCTCGTCGTCTCCTGCTGTTATTGTATTTGTCTGAGATGAAGTAATTGAAATATCAAATTCTTTTCTTATAATAAGACTGGAATCAGATAGATCTACCGATTTTATATTATTTTTTGGTAAAGAAGAGAATAAAGAATTTGAATTATCTGGTGTATTTTGTAATTTTGTTGTTAAAACTTTTAGATCAGTTACTGATATCGTTGAACTTGGTAATGCACCATCGCAAATGCCAGTTACAGTTGTAATCCCAGCAACAGTAAATGATTTTGTATTTACGCTCAATACTTTATTATATGTTACCAAGTTGGAATTTGGATTTGTATATTGAATTAAATTCCCAACTGATAGTATCCCTGGGAACTCCACAGTAGTGCTTGTGACCGTAGATATAGTAGGTCCAGCAGAAATAGTTGCAATTCCAATATTAATTGCTGGTGTTGGGATTACATCACCAGAGAATGTTATATTTGATCCTGTAGTTGCATATACAGATTGAACATTAGATATATTATAATTTTTAAAATTATTTACAGTAATAGAGCTATCTACTCCATTAAAAGACAGTTGTTCACCAACAATAAAGTTACCCGAAGTATCATATACTGTTATTCCTATACCAGAAGAAACAGCATGTCTTAAAAATCCAGTTGCTCCACTAGATTTTCCTTTAATTTTTGTTGGTATTGATAATGTAGTTTGGCCATTTAGCGTCATATCACCATATGTGGTAATATCAAATAAGGTTAGATCCCATTGATTTAAATTGTAATTACTGGAATTGTATGAACCAGATTCTAATGCAAAATCATAAACTCTTGCCAATCCAATTTCTTTTCCTGTTACTGTAGTTGATGCTATTCCAACTCTAGTATTGACAAGACTTACGGTAGATGGGGAAGTAATGTCTAATTTTGGTGAACCGAAGGTTCTATTCAAAGTCAATGTACTTCCATATACAAAATTTACTGCCTGATCATTTATTTTTTTATACTCTCTTGCTTTATTTGCCGTTATAAAATTAGTTGAATATGCTTCTACTTCAAATCCTTTAATATATGCTTTACCTGGAGTTATTTTATATACTATTTTATCATCAGATGGAATTTGTCCATCTTCTGTTAATTCATTTTCGTTATATATTCCATTATTTCCTTTTTTATCATTCAAACTTTCTTTTGGGTATACACTAAATGCATTTATATAATAATCTCCTGACTCATCATATGTTCTTCTTGCTAATTCATTTGCAAAAATATTATATTGAGTATTTTCTTTAATTGATCTTAATACACCATTACTTACTACTGCTAATTCTATAAAATTTACGTCATTATAATCGGTTACTTCTTTTTTTGATAACGTTGTAGTAATTTTTAGTCTATCTGCGCCTGGAGCTGAATAATTATTAAATCCTTGTGCATTATCTGTTAAATATGAATCAATTTCTGAAGATATAATCTGCTCATTTACAAATAATCCTATTCTATAACTTGGATTATTTGAATATTGATCCAATAATATCAATTCATCACTTACTGATACAAAATTTCCTCTTATAAAATATACACCTGCTGAAATAGTGAATGCAGATCCAGTTGCACTAGAACTGGCTGAAATTGCAGATGCAAATCCTTGTCCAGCAAGAATAAATGTACTTCCAAATGATATATTTTCTTCTGCTACTAAAATTTCTCCATCCAGAAACTCTTTTGTGCTTGAATCTATGGATGAAGAGTCGATATAATCAATATAAAGAGTTGTTGTATTTCTTTCTGATTCCTGTGATGTTAATACCTTTATTACTTTTGCCCTAATTCCAGATGTATCTCCCTTTATGATCAATCCAACTAAGTTTTCCAAATATAGGGAAACCGGAATTCCAGAAAATTCATCCGAAATTTGAACGGCATTAAAGTTTTTTATGTAATTTAGCTGACCTGGAATTACTTTGGATCCTTCTTTAAAAAAGTGAGTACCAAATTGCTCTACTTGATTTTGTAATATTGATTGTAAAGTTGTTAATTCTCTTGCCTGTACTGGAAATCCTGGCTTAAATAATACCTTATGATAGTTATTTGCCTTTCCACCAATATCTTGCTCATAATAATCATCAAAGTATGGAGATACATTAAGATTAGTTTCTTGTGGCATGATTAATTAGAATTGTAGAATAATTTTGATATCTTCTTTTTGACTTATATTCCTCAATATTGAGGGTCTATTATCCAAATGAATTATATTTCCAGAATATTTTTTTGGTTCGGGAGTTGAAACTCCGTTTTCAAAAAACTGCCCTAAGTCATATGTTTTATTTATGATAGTAGTTGTTATTCCAGTAAAAGTAGAATCTATTTGTACGTTTAATGATGATAAATTTATATTTTTAATTGTTGTAGTCCCACCAACTCCAACAGAAGATGTAAATCTATTCAAGGTATATCCAAATAATGGAGCATTTTCCGTTTTTCTATTTGTTCCAGATATTGGATTTACAGTATCTGAATATTCTCCCCCATAATTAAATCCAACAATAGTTCTATCTTGCCAATATTTTATAACTCCAGTTGTACTATCGTAAGATACTACTCTACCTGCTGCAGTTTGTCCAGTAGAAACGGTTTGAGTAATATAAGAATTTGGTACTATATTCAAATTTGATATTAATCCAGTTAATCTTAATGCATATGTTCCACTTGCAGTAGATGCAGTTAATAGATCATTTGATGCATATTTTTCTGGGTTACTTATGACTCCAATTCTTGCTATTTTGTTTCCTATAACATAATCTGGCTCAAGCTCTTCATTCGAAAATCTTGAGTAAATTAGTACATTACTGGAACCAAGTTCTCTGTGTATATCATACCCATGTCCACCTGGAGGTGGAATTATTACGTCAACTTCTGGTTTTGTTGTATATGTAATTCCAGCAGCATCAAAATCAACATGAGCATATGTATAGCTATCTCCACCAGATGAGATTAAAATTGAATCTAATTTGGCTTCATTATTGGTTATAACTGTTGCCGTAGCTCCAGTTCCATCTCCTTTTACTGGAACATCGGTATAGATCTGATTTGCTGTACCAACATTGACTCCTCTTGACCTTATGATGATGGTTTTTAGTTGATTATCTGGAACTGAGGCATTTAATCTTACTGCAGAGTACTCAGAATTAGTATCCCAATCATATGGAACTGGAGCAAAATTTGTTGTATCAAATTTTATTAAATCACTTGGCTTAATTGTAAATAAGTATTTCCAAATATAACCATCTCCACTTGATCCAGCAGAAGATGGCTCAATATCAACAAAATTTGGAACATCCAAAGATGGCTTTCCGTATGGTGTTTCTGGAGAAGTTCCATTATTTAAACAAATATAAACTCTATATGTAGATGGATTTATCACATAATAATTTGATTGATATAAGCTAGTTATATTTGATGGAGCAGACAGATTATTTCTACTTATATCATTTCTGTACATTGAATATACAGTACCAGATTGCCAAAGTACTTTTCTTATGACTAAAGTTATATCATCTGATTTAATTCTTTTTAATGATATTATTGTATCCCATACATCATTAGAATAATCAAAATTATCTATAGGAGATTGTGGAGAAACATCCCAATCTTCTTTATAATCAGTTGCATTAGATAATCCTAAAAAAGTATAATATGAATTTGTATCCGATTGAACCTCAGATACAAACTTTTTCGCATTTAAAATTCTCAGTTGATCAGTTATTATTGCCGACATTGAAATATCTTATGAGTGGATTAAGTTATTGTGTAGCTATCAAATTTAAGTGGATTGACTCTTCTTACTATTGGTGTACTATTCAATCCAACGACTCCATTGGTATTATTTATAACAAATTGTTTGGTAATATACCCTGGTGGAACAGAAATAACACCCCAACTAAATTTACCGTAGTAAGAGTTATATCCAAAGTTAGAATTCGTAATTCCATTATAATTATTAATTTTTGTAGTAACTTTAGCGACGTTAGTTAATCCAATTCCAGGAACTAAAGTTTGTCCAATTGATACGGAAGCAACTTGATAGATATTATCTATAAATGTAGTCCCAATTCCAATCACATTATTGCTTTGATTTAATGTAGAAACTCCATATCCAATTCTTGTATCGTATAATTTAAAATAATTATTTTGTTGTATTTGACTAACTGTAATCGCATTATTATTCATACTTATATTATCTCTTAAAATAGAGTTCATAGGAATGAATAAATCAAATATAAATGCTGGATTTCCACCATAAGTTGTAGATTGTATTCCACATACTATTCCATGGTCACCGGAGTAAGTTGCATTTCTTACAGTTTGTGATTTTATTGGTGTATCCGACTGTGAAATAATTTGGAAAGAATTTCTATATGAATCTGATACATTTTCTCTGTAATTGTCAAAAGATCCTTTAACCGAGTCAACAAAAATTAAAGTTGAACCAATTCCAACACTCTGAATTATATTTGTTGTTGGAGTAATAGTTGGCTCATAAACCGCTCTATTTTTGTTGACTTGATTTCCATCAATATAAAGATCTTCTCTTTGTCTCTTCCAATTTATTGTTCTATAATATTCTGTTTCGGTTAATGTATCTACAATTTCACTTGGTATATTATAAATTGTAGTTTCAACTGAATTTGGAGTAATTACGTCAATTACTCCTCTTTCATTTTCATTAAATTCGCTTATTGTTGAAGTTAATTTCAGTTTGTCTCCAGGCTTTACTGTATCTAAGACATCTACACTAACAATATCAACAGATTCGGTACCACGATAGAATAATATTTTAGCGGTATCTCCTGTATTTGGAGAATATTGTTCTGGTCCTCGTGGAGCTTCTTTGAATAATATGCTACTTCCACCATTAAAAACATAACTTTCTCCAGGAATTTGAAGAACATTATTGATGTAAACATGAATATTTGAATTTAAATCTACCGGAGAACCAGGTTTTGTAATGTATGCTATTAGACTTCCATTTATTTTCAATGGAAATCTTCTTCTTTTTCCATTGAACAGTGAACTTATGTTATCCAATACATCAAAACTACCAACGGACCAAGCAGAAAAATTATCATTATAAATTGTATTTACCGTAATTTCAAATGGTTTAAATGATAAAGTTGAATTAGTTGGAATTCCAACCGCTCCACCATATGGAATTGTTAGAACATCACCAACTTCATATCGATATCCAAAATATTTTATATTAAAATCAATTACACTTGATCCTTGGCCAACTACTATATCTATTGTTGCCTGAGATCCAATTCCACTAGTTCCTTGTTTATATTGCAATGGAATATTTGTATATGACAATGGAGCATCAAATACAACCATTGGACTTGGATTATTTGTGAATCCAGCTCCAGGATTTGTAATTTTAACCGGACCAACTGATCCCTTAACTACAGTTGAATACCCAACTATAGTGATATGTGGAATATCGTCACTGTATGTTTGTATTCCAACATAAATTGCAGTTTGAATTCCAGATCTGTAACCTGAGCCAGAATTTCCTATGCTAATTGAAGAAATTGTACCACCGGCTCCAATAATTGCCGTTCCACCAGCAGAAACTAACGGCTGATAACCATATCCAGAAGTTGATCCAACAGAAAGTATAATTCCTCCTCTTGGTACACTGGCTGTATTTGGGTCATATAATGTAGATGTAGCAGTTCCGGTAAATTGCAATTGAGTATTTGCACCAACTTCAACTAAATTATAATCTTTTGCTGGTCCCTGTAAAATATTGTTTAGTAAAACAATAGGAGTTTCATACTGTAAATTAGTTAGAGATGCTCCATTATAAGTTAAGTTGTAATTTTTATTGATCGCATCAAAATCTTGCGATATGTCATCGTAAATATAATTTTTGGAGTATGTATCGGAAGAACTATTCTCAGCAGAAGATCTCAAATATACTCTACCTTGGAATGTTGATTTTTTAATTTCTTCTGTTATGACTCCAGTTCCATCCTCTATAAATTCATTTTGAGTTTTTAGAGCCCCATATGGTGCGCTTGAAAAATTAATTTTATTTCCAACAATGTTATAGTTACCTTTCAACTTTCTTATCATAGATCCTGAACTATGTGTAGATATACCAGAACCCATAGATGATCTAATTACTTTTACATAATTTGTGGAGCCAACTCCAACTGCATCTACTTTTAATATCTCATCATCAATTTTAATTAAATCTCCACTGTAAAAATTCAATGGATTATTAAAAATTATTACATCATCTAATGAACTTACATTTTGTAGTAGAGTTGTTGAAATTGCTGTTCCAACAATTGGGGACTGTATAACATTATCAATTGAAATCAAACAACGTGAATTTTGACTAGTTGCTCTAATATAGTGAGTGGTTCCTATTCCAACGTTAATTAGGTCAAATGAATTGACTGGAGTTGAATTTGAATCCAATGCAGTTGGACACAATTTAATATTATTATCATCTACTTTATAAACATATGCAGTCAATGGTAATTTATCGGTCAATGCAATTCCAACCAAGGTAGTTCCAATTCCGATTGAATCTTGAGTATTGTTAATATTTGATAAATTAGAAATATAATTTATTTTCTCTCCAGTTCTGAAGAAATGTCTTGGTATATAAATGGAATCTTCAACTATATCTACTATTTGTGTGTCCGATCCATCAAATACTTTTTCAAAAATTGGATAAGCTTGATAAGTTAATTCAAATTCAGTCAATTTCGTCACATCATCTATAGAACTAAATGATGTGGATATATCATCCAAGTTTAATACTACATTACCAAAAGATTCTGTATAATCTTGCAATAAAGATGAATTAAATGTTATTTCATCTGAAAAGTATTTTAATCCTATATTTTTTATATTTTCATATCCCAAATCAAAATCTATTACATTTTCAATATCTATTACGCTGTCGAGATTTTGTATAATATCAACAGACGCCATATTTTGACTGGTTGATATTCCAATATTTGCATCATCTTTTGACTCTACAACTAAATCGCTAAATTTTTTGAATCCAGAAATATGAGCCAATGAACTCACGGAATCATTCCATGTTTGATATGGTACTTTTGATTTTATAGAATATGAGAAATATTGATAGTAATTGTTATTGTGTAATCTTTGAGTATCTTCATTCAAGAACCCAGTGTAACGCTGCCATCCAGAATTAACTATACTAGATGGAGATATATTATATGTGCAATTAAAATTAATATTTGATACTATGGTTCCTTGTGTTCCTGTTGTTTTTCCTATTAATTTGCTGCCAATTTCAAAGTTATCTACTGTTATTACAGCAACCAGTTTATTTTTATTGTCCCATCTTTGAACAGTACCAGTTACTGTGTTGTCTGAATCTACGTAAACCGTTTCACCTGGGGCAAAATTATTCTTTTCCAATATGGTAGTGAATGTCACCATTTGATCTTGTGGAACTAATTTTCCACTTGAATTTTCTATATCTGCTACACCCAAACTGTTTAAATTATACTCTGCTAAGCTATAAACAACAGTGGATCCGCCTCCACCTGGATTTATATCAATTCCAACTACAGGGAAGAAATTATAACTAAAATCAGATGAATTATAATTGTTGCCAGATAGTACTTGGATATTTTCAACAAATACATTACTTCCAATTTGGAATGGAAAATCTTCTACTTGAGAAAATTCAGCATTTAAAGATACTGTTACTTCCTTTGTCGTTGAATTATATGAAATTGAACTAATTCCAACACCATTTGAATTATTAATTGGAATAATTTTTGGAGTAGAATCGTGAATTGTGTTTGCATTTCTTATTATTTGAACTTCACCAATATCAAGAGTATATTTTAATTGACAATCAACAACTTTATTGTCATATGTGTCAATTACTATCAAATCTGGAGCAATTGTGTAATTTTTTCCAGATGAATCTACTGTAACCGATTTTAATTTAGATAGTGGATCTATTTTTAAAATTTCTGGAAATTTTACAAATGGTCTTATTGTGTTATCCGATGAATAATTGAATAAAACAGAATTCAATTCTATTGATTTTATTTTACCAATTTTATTTGTATATGTACTTAATATGGCATTTTTACCATTATTTGAAGTTATACTAGAAATAAATGGTAAAGTTTTGTATAATTTTTCTGGATGTATTATTTTTATTTTATCTATTCCGCCAATCGCAGAATTTGATGTAGTGGAATATGTTATAGAAGAATTAACACTAGTATATTGTGTTTTTTCTGTTGGTATATTGGTATTATATGTAAATGTATAGCTAGTAATTCCAGTTATTTTGTGGTGACCAGAATAAATGCTATTTTGTAGTGATATTTTGTTATTATTTAACACAAAATAATCATCAGTCACTATGTCTTTTTGTGATATTGGTAGTGCTGTATTTGAAACTGGAATCAAATTATAGTATAATTCAGTTTGAGTTGAATTATAATTTACTCTAACTGATGCATTCACATCAATTCCAATTTTTCCTATTCTAACTATACTTGATGGTAATACTTCTTCTACTAAGTTTGAATTTGTATATACTTTAAATTCAAATGCAGAATCATCTGAATTTCCATCATAATATGATAGGCTAGTGTCGGATAGATCAAAACTTAAAATTGAATTTTTATATACAGTCAATTCTGGATTTATTAAATAAATGCTTCCGTTTGATGTACCAGAAAAATCAACGATAGAAGGAGGAATATTACTGTTATAATAAGTTGAAGATAGAGATATTTTATTTTTGTCAATCGGAATTACGTAATATATTCCATTATTCTGCAATCCAGTTGCGGATCCAGTTAATGTTAGTATTATTTTGTCATTTGATTTTAATTTATGACCATTAATTTGAATTGTATTATCAGTGATATTTAAATCAGAAGATAAGAATGAAGTATAAAAAACAGTAAGACGCTTTCTGTTTGAGTTATATACAATTTTATATGAAGTTGTAATACCAGAAACACAATTTACGTCAATTTCATCATCTATCTGTAAATTATGAAGGTCATTTGTGTTTGCGGTAACTATATTTTTATATACATTACCTGAAATTGAATTGTAAGTTGTCTTGAAGCTATGAGTTACTCCAGATCCAACACTAGAAAAATACAATAAAGGATATTTTGTTGTTCCAATTCCAATAATTGTTCCAGTTGACCCAACTCCAACTGGAATAGTTGATATTCCGATTAAATTATCATTTAATGCCGCTACAAATACTTGAGAATTGTTAGTTAAAGTAAAATAATTATTACTGCTATTGTAAAATGAAATTGAAGTTCCAATATTATAAGAATATAGTACTTTTTGTCCAGTTTTTAACTTATGATTTTCTAGATATATTGCTCCAGTTGGAACAATTACACTAGTTTCTCCTGCACCTGGATTTGAAATAATTATTGTATTTGAGAATGCACTTGTTCCAATACCAACAGATTCTGATGGATTAAAATATAACTCTCTATTGAAATCAACTATTCTATCTACTTCATCGTTGTAAGTAAATTTGAATTTTCTTGGTACTTCATTCAAAGTTGATGAATATTGATGAGAACTTCCTGTTGTATTATTGTATTCTCTTTGTACCAATACTCTAGAATTTTTTTTATCTACTGATAATATTTTTACTTGTTCTGTATCAACTTCAAAAATATCATTCTCCATAATTTGAGGGAATTTTAGATCGCCATAAACATTAAAATATGTTACTATTCCAGTTGCAGCTGGATTACCAACTGCCAATGATAAGGAATATTTTTCAGATGTAACTTTTATATTTGATTCTACATTAAAGTTAATATTATCAGATCCAATTCCGATAATATTGATATAATCATTATCTACTAATTCATGAGGTATGGTTGATATTCCTATAAAATTAGTATTTTTTTCTAATTGTGGATAAAATTCTACATTACTTATGGAATATGACAAAGAAGAAATCGTATTTATGCCAACTCCAGAAATACTTTGAACATATGCTGAATATGAAGTAGATTCAGTTTCAACATCACCAAAAATTATTTTATCTTTAACTTTATAATTTTCTCCACCATAATTTACTTGAACTCCATTCACTACCCCACTTTCCGTTGATTTTACTTTGGATAACTCTGAATTTATTTTATCTGGATTTGGAATAAAATCATACTTACTGTTTTCGCTAGTTAAATTATATGGAGTTGTATTTCTGAGTATTTGATTACTAACAAAATCAAAATTATTTTGAGTTGAATTTTTATCTAAATTAAAAGAATTTTTTTTAAATTTGTAATAATTTCCAATGAAGTAAGGAAACTTTGGTTTCTTATATCCATTGAATGGATCATTTGGGTTCGATTCTATATCCTTTTCCAGTGAAGTAAAGTATGCATATATTCCATTTGGATACTCTGGAGTAATGCAATATCTTCCATTATTTTCATCTAGATATTCATATTTACTTGAATCGTCAATTTTATTTGCATCGGCAGTATAGATATGGTCCTCAACAAAGAATCCAGAACCATATATTTGAATTGAAGGACGATTTGAATCTATACTTTGTGGTATATCATATCCAGAAATATATTGTTTTATTTTTCCTGTTGAATCAATTCCATATGGTCCATAAATTGGACAACCATCATATGACCAACCTAAAATTGGAGAATGAGTAGATGGAGTTCCATCGTCATTTTCAATGTCTGCAATTAATTTAATAGAAGAATCATCATAACTAGAAGAATAAACTATTTCTCTTAATTGTCTTGGTGAATATAGGTGAGAATATTCTAATTCATAATTTGGATTTAATGAATTTTCTATTATTCCATCATGTAATTTTATTCTAGTTGGATTATAATTTAAATACCTATTGAATAAATTTATAGTCCATTTTTGTATATTTGCAACTAATACTGCTTTAGTTCCAGCGGAAGATACATTTATTTTTGTTTTTTCTTTTGTGTATCCAAGTCCACCGTTAATTACCTTAACGTCTATCAATTTTCCGTTATTTACAACTGGAGTTAATATTGCTCCATTACCATCCCCCAAAATAGTTAATGTTGGAGAAGATTCATAATTTACTCCTGGATTTATTATAACAACTTTTTGTATTGTAGTTCCACTAATTACAACATCAACAAGTGCCCCAGATCCCTTTGTTACTTCAAATTTTGGTTGTCTGCTATAATTTATTATTTCTTGATCGCCGTATCCAGAACCTTTACTTGTAACTACAACATTTTTTATTTTTCCTCTAAATATTGGATTTATTGATGCAGTCACAACTTGATTTGTTTGTGATGTTGTTACTACTGTTACTGTTATTGGCTCATATGAGAAAGTATGAGTACCAGATCCAATTGAACCAAGTGAAACATACTGTTTGTTTTTAATGTAAAAATCTTCTCC